GTTGCTCAAACGTTTTCTGAGGTTCTTCCTTCTTACCTAAAGAACCTGCACCATATAAAAAAGCTTTAAGGATATCTTCTGTTCTATTACCTGTATCGGTAGGAGCAGCAGCAGTAAGTGTTGGTGCAACAGGTGTTGAAGCAGTTGCGATACTTGTTTCTTTACCTGGTTTAGTATGTAGAAATTGTATATCATACGGGTTACCTTGGGGATCGGTAGTTGATAATGTCCCATAACCTCTCCCTGGTTTATAAGTACCTGTTCCTTTATAGCCAAGTGTTTCTGGACCTATACCAAGATCTATCCCTTCGTGGTACGTAGAAGCTCCCGCTGTAGGAGCAGAACGTGGTCCAAAAGGTGATGTAACAGGGAAATTAAATTTATAATCTTTTCCTTGTTGTTGCACTATAGATGTTTGATTTTTACCTACAACAATATTTTGTAGAAGAGAACGTATTGTTTGAGGATCAATCTTCTTTCCTTTCTGTGGTCCAAATTGTGGAGTTACTCTTACATCAAGATGTGGACCTGTCGTTGGAAAAACATCCTCTCCAGCACCTGCTATTCTTCCTAATTGTATAAAACTAGCCATTTCTTTTTCTTTTATTTTAGTACAAAAAAACCCTTGGTTTCCCAAGGGCCTTAATGGAGATGAGATTAAACGCGTATTAAGTCAGCAGCAAAGACCGATTCCCAGTCAACCCTTTTAATTTGCTTCAGTTGTTCGAGACTATTAAATCTTTCACCCGATAAGGACATTTGTAAATCTTTGATCTCACGAGCGGTCTTAAGACCAATGCCTTTGATATGGTCTGCGATCATCTGAGCAGTTGCTGAATTTATATTCAAACGATGATCAGGTGGAAATGACCGGGGTTCTTCTTTAGCTGCTTTATCTTTTACCTGGAGAGTTTTTACTTTTTTAGTAGCTTCTTCATCAGGACAGATCTCAGTTTTATAAACGGTGAATAAACGACCATCCTGATCTTCTACCATGAACCAGTCGCCGTTATCCCATTCGCTTATAACTTTAAGGCGAGCGCCTGTTTTTTTGTGTTGGTAGAGCATAAGGACCAGAAGAAGTGTTCTGGTCCTAGTGTACCCTAATTAACTGACAGTGCGATTAATTAAGTAGCTTTCGATATCTTCGTAGCCAGGAGCTTCATCTGGTTGGATGTAGCAGATTTCAACTACGAAATAGCCTACGCGACCAGCAGCGGAATCACCACTAGAAATGTAGTAACCACCAGAGGTTGCAGTACTGTTAGCAGTTTCTTTTGCGAACACTTTCAAAGTGGTAGCAGCAGTAGCAGCGTAGTTTACATTACCGGCTGTTACACCAGCAGCACCAGAGGCGATAAGGAAAGGATTGGTACTAAAAGCTTGTGATCCTGCAGCAAACAAGATTTCACCAGCTTGACCACCTGAAACCGTAGAGGTTAGGTTTGCTTGAATAACGCCTTCACCAATGCCAGAAGCAGCGGTTGGTGAGCCAGCATTACTGCGACCGAATGAAAGTACGTTACCAGTTGCAGCATAAATGCCAGAAGCAACACGGCCATCACCCCAACCAGAAGCTACGGAAACCGCAGCGCGGTAAACATAAGCAGGGAGTGTAGCAGAGCCAGAGATTACCATACCGGTAATATCGGTACGTGTATCGTCTTGACGGTAAGGAGAAGGAACGATTACATTATCGGAAGTTGCAACACCAGCACCGGAAGTTGTTGTAACAGCAACATAACCACGTTGCTGGAAGTAACGATAACCGGGTAAAGCTAATACGCAAGTAGGGCCACCCTTGGTTGCATCATTAACACCATTATCGTTGGTATCAATGTTTTTGTACCAACCGTTTAAAGGCTCTGCCCAGTTGCCTGGGTAGATTTTTTTAGCGGACAAATAAGTCATTTATTTTTTCCTTTGGGGATTATTTCAGTGAGTATGTTTAGATGTCACCATCATCAGAAACATAGCTGAATGCAGTAGTAACAAAGTCCTTATTAAGGGCTTCGAAACCAGCATACAATTGCCAGATTAAGATAATGAAACGACTAAAGTCATCGTTGTTGTTGATGAGAACTTGAGCGTTAGGACCACCGATACCTACGCCAATTGCTTGAGGACCAAAGAAATAACCTTGGGCAACTTCTTGGGAAGCGTAAGTACCACCTGTACCAGCAAAGGAGGTAGTAACGTTCTTGCTTGGGAAGTTCGTTGATTCGTAGAACTTCACACCTTCGAACTGAACACCAGTTGGCATTACAGGTTCACCAGCCAAGAAGTAAGCTTGACCAGCTTGTGGACCCATGTAGAAACTGGCGTTATTAGGCATCATGGGATTAGCCATGTACATGCCTTGACCGGGGTTACCGGCGTAACGTGCAATTTCACGGAAGTCAGGATCACGACGCAAGTGCATCATGAATGTAGGATCGCATACACAACGATACAAGCCATCAGCAAAGCTTGGTACGTTGCGCTTACGTAGATCCTTAACAACAGTCAGTAGGTCAGTACGTACTGAGAACTGTTGAATATTGGCGGTATACTCAGTTGCAGTATAGGTGATGCGATTAGAAGCATCTTTTGTCTTACCACCAGGGAAGAAGTAACCACCTTGAGTGCCAGAAGCTTGACCATTGGCTTCAGCTTTAGATAGTTCGTCAATGAAGACGCGATCGCGCCAACGACGATAATCATCAAGCAGAGTTAAGCTACCGATTGACTGGTGGAACATATTCAAGTTACCAGTATCCAACAACATGCGTTGGGCGGTAACTAGAGTTTCACGAGCAATTTTGAAAGTGCTGGGTTGAGTAGGATCGCCAGGATCAGCAGGGCCAGTGTATTCCTTAAGCACCACAAGGACTTTCTCCTTGGTGATGTTACGGCTATTGGCAGTACCGATGGTTTGATCAGCGATCCGTTCGCGGCTATCCTTAGTACCAGGAGTGCCCCAGAACTTGTAACGATCTAGTTGAACAGTTTGACCAGGTTGACGAGTAAAGTCATGAACCACTACTGGTTCAACAGCCATCTCGGCAATGTAGGCAGGGTGGGGACGATAGAGTTCCGCACCTAAGATTTTTGGAAAATCATTATCAATAAACATTTTAGTTTATTCTCCAGATTCGCGGGGATGTTTTTACGGGGTGAAAGATTCAGACATATGTATGTCTTATCTAACATGATTTTAACAGCCGGTAATTTATTAAATACCAGCTAATAAATCACTCCATTACAAACAATTTGTTTGCAACGGTTTGAGGTTGAGCTTGGTTCAAAACGCGCCAGGCATTTTGTGGGTCACGTGACATTGCATCACTGAAATCGCCCCAGAAATTACCAGGAGCCTGAGGAGCTGCAGCAGCAGGAGGTGCAGGGAACTGACCGTATTGACGATAGTCAACAGGCTGTGTTGGATAACCGCGAGTTCCTAGTTCTGCTTCGTTTTCGTATACAGGATACGGACCTTCAGGACCAAAGAACTTCAGTGTGTAATCACTAAGTACATCAGGATTAGTCAGAATTTCGTTGTAGGCCAGGTTCTCCTGGTGCTCATTAACAGCGAAATTGGCATAACCTGTGATTGTATTAGCTGCGCGGTTTCCCCATGCTACGGCGCTGTCCACCATTGCTTCCAGGTTTAGCGCGTAGTTGTTTAGAACTCCCGGAGCTTCCATCCCGAACGCGTCCAGTACCTGACGGCTTTCGTTGCTCAGATTGTAATAATCCGCTATCGCCGTATTTACTTCCTGGTGAGCCTGAGCCCCCGAGGATCCCGTCAAGTAGGTTGGGGAATAGTTGGGCGAGTAAACCTGGTTGGCTTGCCAGGTCTGCGGAGCCGATTGTTGCGTAGCTTGGCTGTACGCTTGCTGACCGTAGTTGGCCGGGGTATACTGTGTCGCCGGTTGCGAGGGTTGAGCCTGGAATGGGGATTGGACTGGAGCGCTCAGTAGCCCCACTACTTTGTTGAACGCCGACTCCCATGGGTTGCCCTGGGGTGCTTCCGGTTGGTATTGGGGGGCGTATTGAGTAGGGCTTGATTGGTAACTGGGGATCGCCTGAGGTACCGCTTGGGGGTAACTCGTACCCACCTGATAAGCCATCGGAGCTGCCTGGTAGTTGACCGGGGCTGCTTGTGGTGCTGCCACCACGTAGCTGCTCGGAGCGACGGCTGCTGGTGCTTGGCTCATCTGTGGGATCGATTGGACGGTAGCGTCCTGCATAACTCATCTCCTTTTGTAATGCTTCTAATGTACGATACAGATACGGAGTCAGATCCAATCTTGGATCCGCAGCCATCGGTAAATCCGGCGATTGCGGGTGAGGGGTCTGCATCATGCCACCCACCAGGCGAGAGAAAGAAGAATAAGCATTCTGCAATTCACCCACCATCCTGAACGGGAACCCAGAGAGCATCTCGGCCCGCTCCTCATCCGTTTTTGACGGGAAGAGGTACTTCAGTGCTTCAATGCTATCAACACCTAACTCCTGTAGGTTTCTAACAACAATTGAATTGTTAAGAATATCTTGTGTTGAGTCTTCATAAACAGGTCCTAACCAACGCCATTGGATAGTTACATCACCATCAGGTATTAGTCCAGATACACCTGGAGGGATCTGTTGTGTTTTAAGACAAGCCATCATTAATTTCTTGACTTGGTCTTCAAACATCGTCATTGCTTCTTCGTAAGCTGCGCTATCTTCTTCATTAGCTTCTTCAGGAAGTTCCAAGGGTTTCTCAAGCCCTGCAGCAGCCGCTAATGTATTACGAAATAAACTCTCTTCTTGATATAAAATTAATTCTAAACAACGACAAATACCGTATGTATAGATAGCTGTTGCTTTTCGTTTAGAAGTTGCAGATACACGACCAAATAACGATTTGTATTCAGTTGCAGTTACTCCAGCAGATATCGAAAGTTCGTCTACACCACCCAATGCAGTACGTATTTCCTCACGATATTGACGTGCAAAACTATTTTGATCACCAGTAATTGAATCTGGAACAATGTAACCTACTCGATCGTTTGGTTCCAGGTTGGCAATAATCCTTGGTACTCGAAGTTGACCATCAACTCCTCTATAAACAGGATCAGATTTAAACCGTGATTGACTTAAAGTACTAGCCCCAGCAAAACCTGAGTTCGCTGCAATAGAGGGACGCTGAACTACAGCGTCACCCCCAGATTCCATTAAGTCTGTTTTAGGACGAGACGAAAGAAGTGTTGGGTTACCAAAGAACTGTACGTTCTTACGCATGGTGCGAACTATGTCGTCATGCGTACATATATGATTAGCTAAGCTATCAAACTCACCAACCCCTTCCATTGAGAAACCTTTAGTATTATTAAAGATTTCAACACAAGGAATGAACCCAAGAGTGTTCTTAAGGGTCTTGGTACGTCCTGGTACACCTTGATAATTAGTATCAAAAGATAGTTCAGATTCTGAGTGGGTTTCTTCTATTGTTTTACGTTTAATAGAAAGACGGATATAACGTTTAGCGCCGCCTTGCCCCATACCTGCTGGGCCTGTTAAACTTGATGTAGCAAGATCTTGCTGATACCCAAAGCCTTGACGTACCTTATAGCTATAGATGATTACTACTTCATCAAGCTCGCCGTCAATATTATAAAAACTTCGATATTCGTGACGACGAAAAAAGTAAAGACGATAGTTGTTCTGAGTTGGGCGAATGTAAAAAAGACCTTGTCCATCACATAGGAAGTAATCCCAGATTGAATCTAGGCGTGTGTCTATTTGATTAAATTTTATTACGCGATCAAGAAAGTCTTTACGTTGATTACCAAAATTATCTTGCGCAGGAAAAAATTCAACACCTTGACGAGTGCCAAATAATTTCATCTGCGCCAGGTGAGACGCAACAATCCCGGTATCAACAGCAGCTCCACCATCCTTTTCAAGATAAGAGTCAACAATCTCTTTGAGCCTGGATTTGGCGTCCAACGACATTAACTATTTCCCCTTTTATATCTATTGATCTTAGCAGTATTTGCTAGACCTTGTCACTTCTTCTTTTTGTCAGCAGCTTCTTTTTTCTTAGCGATCATAGCTTTAAATTTATCTTGTGCTCCAAGTTGAGCAGCGCTCATCTTACCTTTTGCAGGTGGCACTGCACCTTTTTTAGCAGGGGGTACCGCACCTTTTTTTGGTGGTACTGCACCTTTCTTAGCAGGTGGCATCTCACCTTTTTTAGCAGCGGCCATAACTAAAAGTTCGTTTAGATTTATTATAGCAAAAAACTACTTTTGTTGAGATTTTTTATATGATCTAGCTGCACGACTTGCAGCTCTAGCCTTCTCAGTATTTGGTACAAATTGCTTACCTTCTTTACTACCAGCTTTTTTCTTTTCGTCTGTTTTATTACGTTCTTCTTTTGATAAAGAAGCCCACGCTTTTTCTGGTAAGTAACGCTTAGTACCACCTGGTTGAATAGCCTTGTCGGTTGTCATTATTTTCCTTGTTTAATGTACGCATCAATTACTGTGGCTGGATCAACATTTAAAGCCCTAGCTGCGGGGATAATACGAGCCACCATCTCA